TGGTTGATCGCGCTCATGCCAAGGTTGCTCTGCGACAGCTGCGAGCCCTGGGTGATGCCGGCCATCTCCAGGCTGTTGAGCGGCGCCACCATCTGCCCCGAGTAGGGCGAGTACGGCGTGTTGGCGATGTTCTGCGCGTAGTTGTAGTTCTGCTGCTCCCACTGCTTGACGGTGGGGTCGATTTGCGTCGTCGTAGTCGTATGCGAAGGAGCGCCGCCACCACCGCCCATGGGCTTATACCTCGTACCAGGTGTTGAGTTTCCGGAACCGCTTGGTCCAGCCGCTATCCTGCGTGGTCGAGAACACGATGCTATCCAGCCCGGCGGCGCGCGCGATCTTCCGCGCGACCTCGACCCCGCACCAGCCTTGCCCCGGCTGCTTGGACCATCCGATCCAGATATTCAGCCGCGGCTTGAACTCGAACGGGAAGTTGATGACCTCGAAAATGCCGAAGCCCTCCAGCTCGCCGTCGATGTTCTCGAAAACGTAGAGCGCAGCCCGACCGTAGAGCAAGGCCGCGTACACGTCCTCGGCGATCCACGGCTCGCCGTTGGCCTTCCGCACCACTTCCAGGCCGTATTGTAGCGCAGGCCAGACGCTGCGGAGTTCCGGCACCGGCACGTGTCGGAACCGCAGGCGCTCGTCGTCGACGGTACCCGACAGGGGCGGCAGTTGTACCGGCGTCATACGGCCACCGTGCTCAAGGTGCCGGTGTTGCTCACCTGGAGCGCAAACCGCGCGCCGTTGGGCGCGGTCAGGATGACGCGCGCTTCGCCGACCTCGATGTCCCGGCCGCGCTTGAGGTTCTTCGCGTCCTCCTGCTCCAGGATGCGCTTCCACACGGGCGCATTCGAGTACGTGAACGGGATGGGGAGATTCATCGCCTGCCTCCGGGATCACCATCAACGCGCAGCGTGCCGAACTGGAACAGCGCATCGGTGCGCGCTTCGATACGCAGCTTGGCCTGCCGGCCGGTAAACCGCACGTCGACGTAGCCGTCCGCGCGGGTGAAAAGGTAGGGGCCGGCCGTCGTCTCGACGCCGGTCGGCGTGAAGCGGGTCTTGAACGTGAAGGCCAGGCTCGCGTCGCCGCCCACGTTCGTGTCGGGGATCAGCTGCTTGGCGCAGAGCAGGACGTCGCCGTTGCCGAGGTCGAACGGCCCGCTCTCGGCGTAGACCTGCCCAACTCGGGTCGCGCCCGAGGCGGTCCAGCCCTGCTCGTGCTGGTACAGCACGCCGCTGGCGTCCGCGGCGATGGGGTATGGCCACACGTCGCGGTCGCTCCACGCCGTGCGCTGGATTTGCCCCACGCTCCACCAGTTTTCGATGTAGTTCCAGATGACGTACCGGTCATTCTCATTGGAGTTGAGACTGGGGTAGAACCACCAAATTTCGTTGAACTGTGCATTGACGCCGGCAATGATCTTCGACGCCTGGAGCGTGTTCAGACCATCGAACACGTACTCCTGCACGTCGCACGCCAAGGGGCGCACCACGCCGTCGTAGAGGAAAAAGCCCCGTGGGCCCATCCAGACGCAGAAGTTCTGCGCGGCCGCGTGCGCCTTGCGGCCAATCAGGCCGCAGTTCGATCCGACGCGCTGGATGCCGTAGACGAACGGCGAGCCCTCAAAGCGCATCGAGTGCACGTCCAGGTCGGTGAAGATCAGCGTCTCGCCGGGCATGCGACGGGCGTTCATGACCACGCCGTTGGTGTTGAGCTGGAGGCTGCCGGCGGTGTTCGTCGCCGTCGCCGTCCATTGGGTGTAGTCCTCCTGCGAGCACCACGTGATGTTGCGCGGGTCGCCGTTGGCGCCCAGTGCCACGACGAACCGCTCGTCGGTCACGATGACGCCCCTGTTCCTCGTCGGCGCGGTGGGGTCGATGACCGCGGCGCGCGCGCCCGTGTTCGGCGGCGCCCACATGAAAATGCGCCCGTCGGCCGGCGAGAGGGCGATGAGGTTCTGACCGTAGGTGTCCAAGTCCCACACCGTCGCATCGAGCACGATGCCCGAGATGGTGCGTGGCGTGCCGTAGGTGCTCTTGCTGTAGACGTCGGCGCCGTATCCAAGACCGATGTTGCCCGTCTCGCGGCCGGGCACAAGGTCGGTCGGGGAGATGTCGTATGCCAGACTGCCGTCGTGGATGTAGAGGTGCGAGGGCGTGCCGATGGCGAGGCGCGGCGTGGCGTCGTTGCTACGCCACGTCATCATCGCGCGCGGCGCGCCGGACACCGGCTGCGCCGAGAAGCGCTGCCAGCCGCCCACCGGCCGCAGCCGGCCGTTGTACCAGCGAATGAGGTTCGCATCGCGCCAGCGGCCCTTGGCCTCGTACTCGGTGCCGTTCTTGTAGACCCCCGGCGGTAGATCGATGGGGACGAGCATCCGTCACCTCGTACCGCTGGCGGCGGCCTTCTGCTCCCGCGCCCAGGCTTGCCACGCCTTCAGCTGCTCGACGACGGCGGCGTAGCTGCCGTAGTTGCCGACGATGGTGTCGGCAACGGTAGAGAGCGCAACGCCGGAGGGGGCGCCATCAGCGGGGCTGGGGGTTCCGGGAAGGGGCACCTGATTGACGGCTGCGTTGTGCAACCGGACAAAGCCCACAGGCACCACGCAAGCAGCATCGGCTTTTGGGGGGACATAGATCGGCACCTCCTTCGTAATGGTGCGCGCCTTGGCCTGCACCACCTGGACACGGTCAACGTACTGGGTGACAACGCGCGTCGTCACCTCCGCGGCGCGGCGCTGCGCGGCCTGCAAGGCCGCCTCCTGCGCCAGCTTGTCGGCGTCCCACAGGCGCCGGACGCGCTTGTCCCCGACGTACAGGCCGCCGAAAAAGACGAGAAACAGAAGCATGAGCAGCACAAGGATGCGCACCGCCCACGCCTGGAGGAAGCCCCACAGCCGCGCGATCATGCCTTGTGCTCCGTAACGGCCTTGAGCGCCACGGCGGCGCCCAGTGCCGCGATGACGGTGGACAGCCCCACCCCGAACGCCTCGTGCGCGAACGCCACCTTGTTCACCACGACATCCCAGGCGGAGAGGGCCAGATACTCGATGCCGCCGATGAACGCCAGAAAGCCACCCACCGCACGCACGATGTCCGGCGTGATGTTGTCGCGCTCGCTGAACAGGTGGAGTAGCAATAGCCGCAGTCGGCTCATACCGGGGCCCTCAGCAGGTTGTCGGCGATCCGCCGTGCCCATCCTTTCCCGAACGTCGCCCACGTCGGCAGAGCTGCAAGGTACTGGAGACGGAAGGCATTGAGGCGGCCGATCAGGCGCGCCTCGTTGGGGTACGCCCTCACGGCCGCCATTGTAGCAGGGCCGAACACCCCATCGACAGCCGCCCCTGTGCTCCCAAGGGCTTGCTGGAGCCACTGGATGGCCCGCGCCGGCCCGGAGTTGTACGCGGCATCGAGCAGTTGGAGCGCCAATGCCGGACTCACCTCGTCGCCGCGCACGCTGTCCCAGTATTCCGTCTTGGCGATGGCGCGAGCCGTCGATTGCGGCAGGTCGGCCATGGGACCGGTGTAACCGTAGCGCCGCGCCACCCTCTCGGTGATGCCCCATTTCGTGGCGCCGCCCGGATCGGCGGGGTTGTCGGCGTAGGCGCCTTCGTGCTGCATGAGCGCGGCGAACGCCGCGTCGAACGCGCTCACACCGGCCTCCCCCGAAAGTACGGCACCCCGTCGATGACCTCGCACAGCTCCGGCGGCAGCAGCCGGCCGCGGTCGAAGGTCAGCACCGCGAACCCCGACGCCCACGGCGTGGGGGAGTCTTCGAGATAACTGAACTGGTCACCGTGCGGGTCGGCCAGGGTGCCCGTATCGACGCCATAGCGCCGACCACGATAGTCGCCCCAGGCAGTGATCTGGAGCCGGTGCAGATGCCCCGTCACGATGTTCGTGCCGGCGCGCAGCGTGTTGTTGTAGGTGGCGTGGATGCCGTTGTGCCACCGATGCTTGATTACGGTGTCGCTGCCATTGACGTGCAGCGACATGCCGAACTGCCAATCGGGGAAATGGTCGGAAAGCCGGCTCCCGCGCACCCCTTCCATGTCCGGCACGTTCGATGCCAGCAGGCGGTCGAAGCGGATGTCGTGATTGCCGATCGTCCACACGCGCCGCGCGCCGCGCGCCGCGCCCTTCAGCTCGGCCAGGCGCTCGGCGCAGACCTCCAGCTCCTCGCGGACGGTCGGCAGCGACTGCCAGCCCAGCGGC